AGAGAAGAGTATGTGCCTGGCACATCCTCTTCGCCAGGTCATGTAAGATCTTGGGAAGAAACTGTCGAAGTTCCTTGTCAACATAATCATGCGTATCGAAGAGAAACAACCATTGAATATGATAACAATGATTGTTCTGATGGAAAAATTGCTGGTGCATTACTAGGCGGTGGTGCTGGCGCTGCAATGTCCAGAGGTGATGGTCGTTGGTGGGCAATTCCTTTAGGTGCTGTGGTTGGAGGCACTATTGGTTGCGATCTAGACGGTGGCTAAAAATCGCTTTTAAAATACAAAAAGACCCGAAAAAAATTTCGGGCCATTTTTTACGCCAGAGGTCGTTTTTACGACCTCTTTTTTTATGGAGAAATAAGTCTTGGATTTTCTGTTTTTTTCAAATTATCACTGATATATTGACTTGATTCTTTATATTCCATAATTTCCTCTACATTGTCTAAAAATAAACTTAGATACCCTCGTTTTAAAATGCTAATATTTCTCTTTTCATCATTCATATCAACTTCATGTTGTAAAAAAGTGTATGATTTTAGTTTTGATTCAGTTCTCAAAACGCCATTGTCTAAAAAGGTTACTGAGTGACCCTCTGGAACTTTAAGACCCTCTGGTTGAATTAATCTTCCTCTTGAATCTCTTAATATTTCAGTTTCGTAGTGATGAATATTTGATAATTCTGATTCTGTGTATTTTGAATTAAGATAATTTAAAAAATCACTATTTCCCATTGGCCATTCATCTCTTACATGAACAATATTATTTGTTGTTAATATCACCCAATCAAGTGCAGAGTCTCCATAGAAATTAGCTGCAACTTGATCTGGTCTTTCATCACCTTCTACAGAATATTTCGTAAACGCTGTGATTTCATTAAAAATGTCATCACGAATAACTGCCCTTTTAAATAAATTTTTAACAGTTTGAAAATCATAAGCAGAAGTTCGATTATTCGCCAAAGAGGGATAATCAAGATTTGGGACTTTTCTGAAATATGAATTTGATGAACCTGAGTATGTCATGTTAGTATCCTACACTATCTAAACCACTATTTGAATCATCATCTGTTTGGTCTTGTTCATATATTGGTCTTAACTCAGTAAATGTCATATCCATTTTAACTGCGACAGGTTGTGAATCCCGATATGCAGACCAATATCCACTTGGAGCATAATCAACATTTAGTGTTGTTAATGCAAGACCGCCTGGATTAAATTTATTTACCGTATTTAATGTTCCAGCACCATTTCGATAATCTAAAATAAAGATATCAGGAGCTTTGATGAGAACCACGTTTCTAAATTTTGGAGCCATGCCTTTTTTGAAAAACTTAATTATTTTTCTTATTGTTTCACCTTCTTTTTGACTTCTTGCAATCATTTTAAAACTAAAACTAAAATCTCTTATAACAGGCCCTTGAAATAACATTTCTGCATTTGGATTTAAAACTACACCACCAGTTCGTGCAAGAACAGTGTCTGGACTAAGATTGGTTCCTAATAAACCCGCTGCTGCACCAGCTGCCCCAGTCGTAACAGTTGTTGCACCAGCTTCCCCAAGTGCTTTTGTAAAATTTTGAAGTTGTTTATCCGTAATTTGACCACTATCTTTTAAAGCCTTTCTCAATACCTCTTGTTCTTGTTTATCTTCATTATTTAAGCCTGGTGTTGCTCCTAAAAGATTAGCCACCGTCTTTCCTGTTTGTAGAGCTGCAAGTCCAAACGCATTTATTGTATCTCGACCCCATTCAGCACCATTTACGTCAACCACTTTTGGCATCGGTAATAATACTGCACCACCATATATGCTGCCTTTGACACTATCACCAGCAGTATTTGAAGTAGGATCTCCAGATATGTTTGGTTTACTTTGATTTATATTAGGTCTAACATAATTATATTTTATAATTTTTAAATGATCCTGATCTGTGTTTAAATCAAAAGGATATGCATAGACCTCTTTACCTTGTTCTTTAGCCCTAGAATACTCAGATCCTTTTTTATATACATCTGCTGAACTGGGTTTGGGTGCTACAGATTGACCTATCAAATCATTGTCTATAGATCCCTGATTATCAGATTTCTTCTTATCATTATCATATCCTTGTTTTTTAAGTAAATCTGGACTTTGCTCTACTTCATCTTCATAAAGATCAGTATTCCCCTTGTGTTTGTTAACGTTATATGCATCTAATGCTTGAGGACTATCTTGTAATCCTTTAAATTCAGAACTGGTTGGATCTACAGGTTTATAATTTCCATTTGCATCTTCTTTTTTTATGCCCAACAATTTTCCATCACTATCAAACTCGAAAGAGTAATTTGAGTTGCCTACTGAATATGGTTTACTTTTTTTGCTTGCCATTAGTTTTTGTTGTAAATTCTGCTTCGTGGGACACTAATTCCCCTCTTATCAACGAATCTCTCGGTTGGTAATTGTGCTACATCTGACCATTCACTATTGGGAATGCGATATGGTTGACCTCTGACACCAGCGTATAGGTATTTATGTAGAGTTCTTTGAGGAACCGCAACAGCACCTTGAGCAGAGTTATTTAGTAAGCTTATTGCAAGTTCTTCTCTTTGGGTTAATTGAACATAATGAAGATTACAACCTAAAAATCCACCAGTTCTCATTTCAATTATATATGAGAGTGGATATTGATCATAATATGGTTGTTTTGTTTGAGCTTCATAATTAAAAAAATATAATTCGCCAGGCGCAAATCCAGCAGTGTCTGCATAATCAGTTTCAAAGTTTGTAGATCCAAGTTCTTCAATTAATTGACTACGAAAGAAATCCTCATTGACTTGACCACTAGCTTTATTCAGTATGTTTTGAAGAATACTCATCTGATACCTAACTCTTTCTCAGTCATGATTTTAAACTCTAGTTTACGATCTGCACAAAATTCTCTCGCTGCTTTCCACTTTGCTTGATTTTTAGCATATGTGACGGATTCGTTAATTAGTGTTTTTCTTGATTTTCCTTTTGTTGCCTTTGGTTGTAGTGTTTCTCTCATTGGCTTCACTTCAATTACTGATCTACGAATATTACTCTCTTTGTCCTTATATTTAATAAAAAAATCAGGGAAATATCTGCGAACACGATTTGTTGTTGGATCTAGATAAGGGATCCAGAACTCTTCAGATGCCCATTCAAGAATATTTTCGTTTAAATCGCAATAATTCATGAATTTTCGCTCCCAAAGAGACCTATAAATAATATTAGATTGATCGCCTTTGTATTTTCGAGGATTAGAAGGCTTATATATTCCTTTATAGCTCATATATAGTAATAACAACCCAAATTTATTTATCGTGTCTAGTAAAAGTATATTCCCAAGAAGATCTGATATATTTCAAGGTGATATGACGGATATCAGAGATAGTGTCGCACGGCCGTCTATTGATACATTCTATCAAGTTACTTTTTCCTTTGGTAAAGCTGATATATGGTTAGAAAGTGATGGTTTTCTTTTCGGAGGTAGAGGCAGAGGCAATGTCTACTCTGGTAGTAGAAGACTTGCTCCAGAAGATAAAAGATCACAAGGTAGAAGATACACAGATAAAATGTCAATATTATGCACACAAGCTGAGATTCCAGGCACAAGCTTTCAAACAGATCTTGCAACTGGACATCATCAAGGTATTATAGAGGAGTTTCCAAATCTTAGAACTTTCCCACCTCTTAACTTGACCTTCTATGTTGATGCAGATATGGTTATTTTAGAAGTTTTAGAAAAATGGATGACATATATCAATCCAATTGCTACAAATAAGAGAGACTTAAATGCCTATGGACGTTTTAATTATCCAGAAGATTATAAAGAGATAATTCATCTTACTAAATTTGAGAGAGATACTTTTGTAGAGCCTGACCCATTAGGCCCAAAACCAGATTATCAATCTAAACTATCAACTTATGAGTTTGTGAATGTATGGCCTGTTGATTTAACATCAATGAGAGTTGCCTATGGCGATTCAAATGTGTTAAAATGTAGTGTGAAGTTTGCGTATGATAGATTCTTCACTGATTTTGGTTACAGTGATACTCATCAAATACCAATAAACGGTGAGTTTTTACCATCCAATCCAGAGTTAAAAAGTCAACTAAAACCAAGAGGTGGCCAAGGTGGATTACCTTTAGGAACTACAACTAGAAGACAAGGTGGTCTCTACTAAATAAATTACTGAATACAGCATTATGCCATTACCAACAATTGAAACTCCCACATATGAGTTGAAATTACCATCGTCTAATAAAAAAATTAAATATCGTCCATTTCTTGTTAAAGAAGAAAAGATTTTAATTTTAGCATTAGAATCAAAAGATCAAGATGAAATCACAAACGCAGTTCAAGATGTTTTAAAAAAATGCATTTTGACAAGAGGAATAAAAGTTGATGATCTTCCAACATTTGACATTGAATATGTATTTTTGAATATTCGTGCAAAATCAATTGGTGAAGATATTAAAATGACAGTCACTTGTCCTGATGATAAGAAAACAACAGTTCCAGTCACAATATATGTGGATGAGATTAAAGTTGTCAAACCAGAAGATCACACAACTGATATTGTTATTGATGATAATATGACCATGAGAATGAAATATCCATCATTAAATCAGTTTGTTAAAAATAATTTTGACATGAATGATGATCCAGAAACTATGGTTGATAAAACTTTAAAAGTGGTAGCTGATTGCATGGATACTGTTTTTACAGAGGAGGATGCATGGGAAGCTAAAGAATTTACGTCAGCTGAGAGAGTTAAGTTTGTTGAACAGTTAAATTCAAAACAATATAAGAAAGTTGAGAAGTTTTTTGCAACAATGCCTAAGTTATCTCACACTATTGAGGTAATCAATCCAAATACAAAAGAAAAAAGTAGTATCGTTCTGGAGGGTCTAGCCGATTTTTTCGGTTAAGTATTGCAAGAGAGGATCTTGAATCCTATTACCGTATCAATTTCGCTCTCATGCAATACCATAAATATAGCCTGACGGAGCTCGAAAATATGATGCCTTGGGAAAGAGACATTTATGTAACTCTTATTTCAGACTATATTGAGAAGGAAAATCTAAAGAGACAACAAAAAGAGGGTGTCCAAAAGTATGGATGAAGAGGAATTAGAACAACCTAGAAAAAAAATTACTCTAAGTAATTTCTTTGAATCAATCGTGTCGGTTGAGAAGGTGGCTAATCGTGCTTTTGAAAAAACTAATGTTAATCTGGATGCGATTAATGAAAACAAAGCTTTGATTCAAGCTTTAACTCAGAGTCTTGATGATGTCTTAGTAGAAATAAAAGAGATAAAAGAATATATTACAATTGAAAAAGACGAAGAAAAGGATAGACTATTTTCCGAGGAAGATCAAGAACAAAAAGAGAGAAGATTTAAAAGAGTTAGAGGAACATTTGACACTGATGATACTGAAGAAGATGTATCTGATGATGAAACTGAAACTGAAACTAAATCTGGTGGTGTTGGTGAAAATATAATTTCTAGAGCTCTTCAAAATCCAAATATTATACAAATGATAGCAGGATTCGCTGCTTTCTATGTGGCTAGAGGTCTCAATACTTTTCTTAATCCAATATCCTCTCAACTTGATTCAATAGATCCAATTTTTAAAAAAGATGTAACTGAAAAGGGAACAGAAGAACAAAACATACAAAAATTTTATGATGGTGGTAAAGTATTAGATACTGATAACAATATCTCTAATAATAATGAGGATAGTGAGATTGCCATGGTGACTCCTGGCGAGTTTGTTGTAACAAAAGACGCTGTAGAAAAAGTTGGTGTTGAGACTTTAGAAGGAATAAATGCTGCTGCTAGTGGAGTAAATGAAAATCCATTTGAGGTGGAGGATACTAATACACCAGATTTTTCTCTCTTAACTGCTGTATCTGCATTGGAAGGTGGAGATCCTCAAGCGAGAGTAGATGTCGCACAGTCAATTTATAATCGTGTGAATGAAGTTAAAAAAGATATAGCTGATGGGCCTGGAACAACTGCAATTACAGATTATACGCAATCTTCTTTTAAAAATACTGGCTCTGGATTTCCAGAACCCACAATCTCTGATATTCTTTTAAGAGATGGTCAATATCAACCAACATACATAGATCCTAATGTTGATGAGGGCCCAGATACAGCGGTGTCCGATGAATTCATGAATGTCAAAGATAGAGAGTCAGCTATTGCTGCGATGAAATCATATTATGATAAGAGAGAGGATGATAGATCTATGGAAGATATAGAATCTCTGTATGATCAAACTGTTCTTGATTTACAAGATCAAAAAATGAATAAAGAGGCTGCTGCATTTGTAGGTGGAAGAACAGAATTTAGAAGTGGTGAATTTTTTGAAGAAGGAGATCAATACAGAGGAAAGTTAGGAGTTGATAATACATTCTTTAGTGATTTAGGAACTGGAACTCAATTAGAGACAGGTGCAGCTGTGAGTCCTTTGATACAAGGATATAATAAAGGTGGTTCAGTAAAAGATAGTGAGCCTGCTTTATTAACTCCTGGCGAGTTTGTCATGTCAAAAGACGCTGTAAAAAAAATTGGTGTTGATACTTTAAAAGGTCTTAATTCTTCAGTTGGTGCAACTAATAAACCAACCGATTATGTATTGAAGGGATATAATGATGGTGGTTATGCTACTAAAGCTACTGTGAGAGGAGGTAAAGTTGTATCTGGCGATATGTCTCAAACAGATTATGACATTTATAAGGCTGAAGAGGAATTAGATCTTCAAAGAGAAATACATGGTTATAACTCACCTGAGGCTAATGAAGTAGAGAAAAGAATATTGATTTTGAATGGATTTCCAGAGGAAGCTATCTACACTGATAAAGAAGGTAGAGTTAGATTAAAAGGTTTTAATAAAAGTATAGATGGTAAAACTACTGTAGGAGGTAAAGGTAGGACAGGTGGTGGATTATTTGGTGGAATTAAACGTGCTATTGGAGGTGCTGCTGATATCGCAACAGGTCATATGTTTGATTTTGACAAGAGAAGTGGTGGTGGATTCCTAAGAAAAACTGCTATGGCTGGTGCTCGTGTTGCTGGTGGAGTTGCAGATATGATGACTGGCAATTTGTTTGACTTTGATAAAAGAAGTGATGGTGGACTTTTAAAAAAAATTGGTAGAAAATCAAAAGAGGAAAAACAGGGTGGAATAGATCCAAAGAACATAGCTTTAGGAATGATACCAGGCTTCGGAGCATTAGCTGGAGGTATTAAAATTGCTAACAATTTAAAAGATAAGAAACAGAATGAAGGATTAATTGAGGGAAAGATTGACGTTAGTGATGGTTTATCTGATTTAGAATTAAAAACTATGCAACACCGTGGTTTGCTTCCGAACTTAGGTGTAAAAAAAATAGAATCACTTAGAAAACTTGATGATCCAATTAGTATGAGTCAGTCTAGGCCTTTTAATTTTACTAAAACCACTACAAAACCTACCGTAAAAGAAGACAAAAGAGGTTTATTTGGAGTGCTTGGTGGAGTCGCAGATAGACTTACTGGTAACATAACTGATTTTGATCGAAGAGGTGGAGGAATATTTGGTGGCGGACTCATCGATGCCATGACTGGCAATATTACTGATTTTGATCGAAAAGGTGGAAAACCAACTGGATTGATGAGAGGTATGACTGGTCTTGTAGATGCTGCAACTTTAGGATTGACTGATTTGGATCGTAGAGGTGGAAAACCAACAGGTTTAGCTAGAGGTCTTACTGGGTCAATTGATTATATGACTGGTAATGTTCTTGATCTTGATCGAAGAGGTGGAAAAATGATGGGTGCTCCAAGACTCGCTGCTGGTTTAATTGATCATATGACTGGAAACATTACTGATCTTGACAGAATGGGAGGTAAACAGTTCGGACTACCAAGGATCGGAATGGGCATTCTAGATGCTGTAACTCGTGATAAATTTGATTTTGATCAAATGGGAGTTAATAAGAAAGATAAACTTAAAAAGAATAATATAAAGTTTGACACTTATGATGAGTTCAGTGATCCAGATTTTTATGACTTTGACGAATCCCCTCCTCCTATAATAGAGACTCCAGATGGTAGAACTTTGAGGAAAGGTGATAAAGGTTATGATGAAGAACTTAAAAAGAGTGCAGAATATCTCATGAAAACGGGTGCTGTTACACCTGTGGTAGAAAGTAAAACGGATAAATTATCTCAGAGTATTTTTACACCACCAACCTCAACTCAAGGCAGTAATATTGCTTTACTACCTGTGCCAATGGGTAATAATCAACCACAACCAATAAATGCAAATGATCCTGTTGTTGCGCCTGCACAACCATCAAATGTTGATACAACAACAGTTGCATCCACCATGAGTTCTGTGAGTTTTATTAATATGATATCAAATAAACAATTGTCAATAGGATAATATTATGAGTTACAAAGGTAGTTATTTTATTTCTAAATGTCAGTTGGTTGCAAACGGATCCTCTTTGGAGGAGGACTATGACATAACTCGTGGAAATCCTTCCATTAATTATTATGAAAGTGTGACAAGCCCGTCCATATCTATGACTGTTTCTTTTATTGATATCGACCAGATGGTCAGTCAAGAAGGAATTACTGGTGGAGAGATGATAGATTTAGAAGTGATCATACCTGATTTTGATCAAAAATTTAAAATTGAGTCAAAAAAACAAAAGTTGGTTCTGAACTCTGTTCGAGACGTTGTGACTTCTACAAATAAACAAACAGCGACTTTAGAATTTGTTTCAGATGAATCATTGGTTAATGAAACTTGTAGAGTCAATAAAAAGTTTACAGGAAACGTCACACAGATTGTTAAAGAATTACTACAGACTGAACCAAAAGGCATTCAAACCAAAAAAGAAATAAAATCAGATGATGCTGTGAATAAATATTCCTTTGTTGGTAATTTAAAAAGGCCTTTTGAGACTATTCAATGGTTATGTCCAAAAGCACAAGCATCCTCTAGGAATTTTGGTTTTTTATTTTTTGAGAATCGAGATGGTTATCATTTTAAATCAGTTGAAAATTTATTAAAACAGGATCCAGAATTTTTATATCAAAAACCAGATCGTCCAACGGAAACTGATCTTAGAATCATAGAGAGTAGATTAAATCAATCAAATGATGTTGGTATGAACGCAAGAATGGGAATGTATTCAAATAAAACAATATACATAGATCTTCAAAATGAAGCTCATGAGGTGATTGACTTTAATGTTTCTGAGTTTAAATCAAAAAAACCTTTGAAGGTGATAGATACATTAAAAGACAAACCAACTCGAATGATGTTTAGAATATTAGATCAGGGAGCCTTACAGTCTGGAGCAACAAAAAAAGAAGTTGAGAAAAGAAATGAGCTTGCCGTTTATCAAAATTTATCCTATATTAGGAATAACTTACTATTTTCTCAGTCTTTAAATATATCAGTTCCAATAAATCCTGAGTTAAGAGCTGGTCAGGTAATTGAAGTTCAATTTCCTCTTAAATCGGAAACAAAAAAAGACACCACAGATAGATTTGGAAAGGAAAAGGATAATGACATCAGTGGAAAGTATTTAATTTCAGAACTGAGACATGTGATGGAAGATGGAAAATCTTCAACTCAACTTAATCTAATTAGAGATTTATTTACCGCTTAAATAAAAGAAACAGGAGAATCAAATGAAATCAATCGAAGACCACATTGAATACGATAAAAAGATTGCTGATGACCCACAAGCGAATCCAGCAGCAAGAAGACATGCAAAAGAGGAGTTACATGAACTTGAAGAGTATGTCGAACATCATAAGTCAGAAATTGAAGCAGGGGATCATCATGACCCAAATGCTTTAGAACTATTTTGCGATCAACACCCAGATGAACCTGAGTGTTTAATCTATGACGATTAATTAAATGTATCAAAACTTTTTTGGAAAAGATCCTATGAAGTGGTGGATTGGTCAAGTGACCGATCCAGATAAAGGAGAGTGGGGAGATTCTTTAGAAAAGAAGAGATCAGAAAATGGTGAAGACATTTATACTTTTAGATGTCGTGTTCGTATTGTAGGTTATCATGAAGCTGAGGACGATTTACCTGATAAAGATTTACCCTTAGCACACGTTCTTCTGCCATCAAATACTACGACTGTAGGTGGTGCTGGTGAGACAATGCAATATCAAGGTGGAGAAGTTGTTGTTGGATTTTTCTTTGATGGTGATGATGCACAACAACCTGTAATTTTTGGAACTTTATTTAAACAATCTTTCGTGGGAGATCTTTTATCAAATAAAGATTTCGATGGTAAAAAACATACAGAATTTATTCCTTATACGCCACCAAAGGTTGTTCAAAGATCTGGTAAAACAAGATATAATCCAAATTGGCAACCAGCTTCACCAGCCGTTAGAACTTTTACTGATGGTGAGAGTGTCAAAACTCCAGCACAGGAACAAAAAGAAGCAGCAACAAATATTGTTATAGATCAATTCACTCCTTGCGAAGATAATGAGATATCAAAAATAAGTAACGCAATCAAAGACTTCACACGGAAGATGGAACAATTGCAAGCTATTGGAGGTGGATCTGCTGTTGATCCGATATATGGTGGCGTTGTTGACATTCAAGACGAAATAAAAATAACATCTGCAAGAATTCATAATTCAACAACAAAATTAGTTCGTCGTGCTAGATCATGGTTGATTCAAGATACTTTAGATAAATTAAATTTAAGTTTAAAAGATAAAACACCTAAAAGTTTACAAGCACCTGTAGGTCAAGCGACGAAAAGTTTGACTGATGTTATTTTCTGTAATATTGAAAAGATACAAGAGGGTCTTGCAGACTATCTTTCAAAAAGTTTAGAAAATATGATAGGACAGGTTTTAGATGTTCCTGTTTGTGGAATCGAAAACTTTTTAAGTGATATGTTTGGACAAATTAACGGTATTATTGATAATGAGTTAGGTGGTATGTTCTCTCAGTTGAATAATATTCAAGGTGGTGGGATAGGTGCTCCAAGTGATACTTTTTCAAAAGCGATTAAGTTTGCGAACATTATTACAAATGTTCTTGATTGTGACAGATTAAATTGTCCAGAACCAAGTTCATTCTCTTCTAAAAATGGTGTTTCAAAAAATGGCCCTGATGATTTTGGTGGAATACTTGATAAAATAGGTTTCAAAAAATTAGAAGCAGGACTTTTGGATACTCTTGATAGTGCAATTCCAGCAGAACCATCAGCTCCAGATTGTTCAACAAATGTTCTTAAATGTGGCCCACCAAGAGTGGATTTCATAGGTAGTAGTGGTCAAGGTGCGAGTGGAAGTTCAATTGTAAATGCTCTTGGACAAATTATCGGTGTATCAATTAATGGGCCAGGATTTGGATTTCAAGAACCACCATTACTTTCATTCTTTGATAGTTGTGATAAAGGATTTGGAGCTGGAGGACATGCAGTTATGGGGCCTGTATCGCCAATAGCTGAAAATTCAGTGGTCGCTGCTGGTGCTGTTGGAGGATTACCAGTAACTTCAAACGGACTTCCTGTAAACGCTGGTGGTATAGGTGGAATACCTGTGACATCACCGACTGGTCAGTCAGTTACAACACAGGATGGAGATCCGATACTTGTCGGTAGTTTAGGTGGAATACCTGTGAGTGGTGGTGGAACTGGTGGCATACCTTTACTTGTTGGAGATCAACCAATTGTCATCAATGGTGATGGTGGTCAGGGTTTAGTTGCTGGAGGATTCCCTGTAACCATTGGTGGCCCTGCAACGCCACCTGTTGGTGGAATTGGTGGTGGAACAGGTGATGGTGCAGGCGATATCGACACAAGTTTAACCACACCTATACCTCAAATCTCAGAACCAGCGGAGGATGGAACTCCAACTGGATCAATTACCTCAATAGGCCCATATACATCTACTGTTCCTAAAAAAGGAAAGGGCCCATATACCAAGGAAACTACTATTGGTAATATTGCTGGAGATGGTGCAATTGATGGAAAAGGAGCATTTTTTGACGTATTTACTGATGATAAAAAGTTAGTTTCTTCCATAGTAATTAGTGGAGGTGGTGGTGGATATCAAAAAGGTGAAATCGTAACTCTTTCTGGTAAGGATCTTGGTGGATCCTCACCAAAAGATAATGTTACTTTTGAGGTAACTGGAATATCATCCCCAACACCAGTTGCTCCTCCTCTTCCTCCATTGCCACCACCACCAATAGCAGCTGGAATTGGCGGTGTCAATGCTGGTGCTGCTGGTGGTATACCATCCATAGGTGCTGGTGGCGCTGGTGGTATTGGCGCTGGTGGCGCTGGTGGTGTTGGCGCTGGTGGCGCTGATGCGAATGTCCCTGCATTTAATGGACTTAGCATCACTGCTGGTGGTGAACCTAACACTGATGGATTATATGTATCTGATCCAAATGGAACCGAGTTGGGTGTTGTAAATGTTGTGATCACTGATCCAGGCCAAGGATATCTGCCAAATACAACAGAAACAACTCTTGAACCAATGACTGATGAAGATGGAAACATAATGACTGATGAAAATGGAAATCAAATTACAACTTTAACTACAACAGAAGTCACACCAGATCCAAATGCTAATTATGATGGAGAACAAACATTTGTCACATCACTTGGAGATGTAGTCGTAACTAACGTTGGATTTGGTTACGAAGATGGTGATACTGTCACAGTTGATGGTGGTAGTGGTGGTGCGACAACTGGTAGTATTTTAGCGGTAGATACAATTAGTCGTCCTGATAGAACTAGAGTGCCAGGAAAATATAATGTATTTACATATACTACTGATGAATCTGGAAAGGGAGCAGTATTTTCTATCGTGATCGATGGATTCGGTGCTGCAACAGTTTCTATCATAAAAGGTGGTTCTGGATATGTTGTAGATGAAACAATTACTGTTACTAACTCAGAAATTGGTGGCGTTGGTGATTCTTTAACATTTGATGTCGCTTCAATTGGTGACGGCACATCTGGTGATGGATCAGGTGGTGCTGAAGTTGAATTAGAAATACAAGATGGACGTATCATAGGTGCAAAAGTGACTAATGGTGGATTTGGATTTACAAATCTTCCTGATTTAACAATAAATAGTGAAAGTGGAGTGGGAGCTAGACTTCTTCCTGTTCTAAACTTTACAAAAGTCCAAGATGCGTCTAAACTAGCAGAGAGTATGAGACAATCAGCCGTTACTGTTATTAGTTGTATTACAAAATAAAATGTCAAGTAAAACACCATTTGTTCCGTTTCAAGGATCAACAGAATCAAATAAAGGAAGATCTACACCACAAGGCGGATCTAAAGTTCCAAGAGATAAACAAAACTTAGAAAGACAAGCTAAGTTAAGATATTGTATTCAAAGTGGACAGAGTAGCATACATGGTGATACTTTGTATGAGATTCAAACACAGGAGGCACAATCTTTTTCATTTCATTCTGGAACTGGTCAAGGTAGCACTGGTAAAGGGCCTGGCACAGGTAAAGCAGTTCTATACACGCCAGGATGTTCAATGGAAGTTCTTGGTGAAGGACTAAAAGTTAGAAGCCCTGGCGATATTAGTCAACTTCCAGCAAAAATTATAAAATGCAAAAAAGGTGATATTCTTTTTGATGTTGAAAATGGAGACATCACATTTAGAGCGAGAAACATTAATTTTGAAGCTGTTGGCGGCGGACAGGATGGACAGTTTCTTGCAAAAGCAAATAGAGTTGCTACTATAGATGCACCCGATGTTCGACTTCAAGGTGAGAAGATCTTGATAAAAGCGGATAATACTACTAATATAATAAGTAAAGGTTTCATGGAACTTAAGTATGGATTTGCAATGGCCTCATCATTCGCTGATATAAATTACGGAGTGATGGCTGAAGTTCTTAAGGCTGCAACAACAATTACACCACCATCAATTTAGAATGAACATCTCAAAAACTCAAACAGATAAGATAGTTGTAGGAACAAATGATGTTTCTTATGTTCCACCCGACACTTCTCCTACAGGAACTGCGGTATTAAATGGCCCAGTTTATGTTGGAGATACTGCTGCCTCGCCAGGTTATGAAGCGGTGATGAACATAGCATCAAACTCTGCATCACAAAATCCATTTGATCTTAATCCTAGATGTAACGCAAGTTTAGCTTTAAAAGTTGATGGTGATAGTAAATTTGTAGGAGATGGTAAAACTGGTGTAAACGCAGTTCATATTGTAGGAGATCTTTATGTAAGTGGAAGAACTGATTGTGGTAATAAAGGTAGGCTTGCAGGTAGATTTGCGGCTGCAGACGCAAAACCAAAACCATTTGATTTAGTTCATCCTACAAAAGGTAAGGGTCATCGTCTTCGTTATGCTTGTATTGAAGGCCCAGAAGTAGGAGTTTACTTTCGTGGTAGATTAAAAGAATCAAATGTAATTGAATTGCCATACTATTGGAAGGATTTAGTTCATGAAGATAGTATCACTGTTCAGTTGCAACCAATTGGATCAAATCAAAATCTTGTAATTCAAGAGTTTAATAATGAATTCATCGTTATTGCAGAGGATTCAACTAATACTGATTTGATTACTGATCTATCGACTATTGATTGTTTCTATCATGTGTATGGTGAAAGAAAAGATATCAACCCTCTGATTGTTGAATATGAGGGCGACAGTTGGGAGGATTATCCAGATCCAAACTTTAATCCCGAAAAAGTGGATTTTGATAAGAGAACTTATACTGATCCTCGTTTTGCTGGCCCACCTAACACAATCACCACTTGAAAAAAATAATTTACACTGAGGAGAATTTTATTTCTCCCGATGAATGTCAAGAACTTATTGAACTATCTAAGTCAAATCAAAATGAGATGCCTTATGGTGGTGAGAGTCGAGGTGGTGATACATACCTAACAACTCTTGACGGAATATACTTTGAATCACAAAAGAATAACGCTGTTGATAAAGTGACAAATGTTTGTAAGACATTTGATTCAAGGGTGATTATAGATTATGCTGGTGTGGTAAGATGGCCTTCTGGCACTTTCATGAGACCTCATATCGATCCACATAGGCCTAATCAAGAACCAGATTTATTTGCAGCAGTTCTTTACTTGAATGATGATTTTGATGGTGGTCATACTTGTTTTAATGAGTGTGAGATAAAACCAGAAACAGGTAAGTTACTTATCTTCTCAAATTCTATATACGAACATTCAGTTAGTAAGGTTGTAAATGGTGAAAGATTTGCTCTTAGTATATGGTATAATCAATGAAGAAACTGATATATATTGAAGAGAATTTTATTTCTCTTGATGAGTGTCAAAGATTTATTGATTTATCTCTTGCAAATAAAGAAGAGAAAATTAATTCTAACAGTGAAGACACTTACTCAACTATTGTTGAATGGAAAAATCATGGAGCTTCATACTATGGTGGAGATGTTGATCCCACTGCTCCTTCTTTAGATGATGAAGTTGTAACTAGAGTAAATAGTATTTGTAAAAATTTTGATTCAGATGCTAATTTAGATTATGTAGGAGTGGTGAGATGGCCAATCGGCACGTTTATGAAACCACATGTAGATGATAACAATGTGCATAATCCAGATATGTTCGCTGCAATGTTATATCTAAATAATAATTTCTCTGGCGGACACACTTGTTTTGAAAATTTTGAAGTCAAACCAGAGCCAGGAAAGCTCATAATCTTTTCAAACTCACATTATCTTCACTATGTAAATAAGGTTGAGAGTGCGGAAAGATTTGTTCTGTCATTCTGGTATAATTCATTGAATAAATAAACTTAGACAGAATCTGTAATTAGAGAAGAATAGGATGCCT